GAGGGAAGCGCCTGAAAATGCTCAAAGAACACTTTTATCTTCTCCATAGCCGCCGGATCGTCTGACCATACTCCCCAGGCCAAAATTATTATGGGCAGTGTGAGAATCGCCAAAACTACCTCGTCCTTATAATCGTTTTGCCGAGCCTCTAAAAGTTTGCCCTGGTATTGTTCTTCGCCGCTGGCCATCTTTCGCGCATGCATATGTTGTGCATCCGCCATAGCCATCTTTGTCTCTTGACGCTTTTTGTAAATGTGCGTTCCAGCGTTAAGAGCTAATTTAATTGCTCCAAACCACATATTAGTACCAGGTAGCTGTTTTCTTTTTTGTAGAAAGCATACGTCTTGTGCCTTTAACTTCAACTTTATCCCCTGTTGGAATATAGTTTTTAGCATTAACATCAACTTCAGTAGCAGCTCTTGGGTCAAGTTTTACATTCTGACTTGGAACTTCTATACTAACGCCACCTTTTTGATATCCGTCTTTTCCTACACCTAACTCTTTTGACATGTTTTCTCCTTATATAAATCTAACTAGTCCACCACTTGCGTGTTTAGATCTAGCCATTTTTTTGAAAGTCTTAGCCAGGTTATATCTTCTAGAACCTGGTTTACAAGATGCACCTCCAAATTTTTTACCAGTACAAACTCCTTTTGTACCTCTTTTCTTAATTGATTTGTTTACGCCTTGAATCCAATTCTTATCTGCTTTTCCACCTTCAGCTTTTTTATTTCTATTTAATAACCACCAGCTATGAGTCGTTGGTTTATGAACAGAATCTTTAGCTTTTCCACCTTTAGCTTTTTTATCTCTAAATTTTTTACCTAGTTGAAAACCAGCCGTCATAGGATTTAGATACGAAGCGATTTCAACGCCTTTTTTAATTTTTTTCTTGTGTTTTTTTACTTTCTCAATAGCCTTTTTACCTACTCTTCTGACAGGGTCTTTATCAAGATATGCTTTAACTTTTTTACCTACTCTTCTGACAGGGTCTTTATCAAGATATGCTTTAGCCTTTTTACCTAGTGATTTTATATTTTCTGCAGCTGTTAGAGGATTATACATACTCGCCACCCCTTTTAAAACTTTTTTAGCTTTTCCTATACTCTTAGCTTGTGCTTCTTTATTTTTTTTTCTAGCACTTTCACTAGCTATTCCACCTTTTTTAAAACCTATAATTCCACCNTCAGCTTTTCTATTTCTAGTTTGTCGAGCAGCCTCTTTAGCNCCCGGCCAATCTTTAGCTTTACCTTTCCATAGAATAATTCTTTTAACTTTAGGTTTCTTAACGGAACCGCCTGTTTTAAATGGTACTCTAGCTGTTGAGTTATAATTTGGCATAATTTATTGTACCCTATCTTCGAGGACCTTTCAAGATCCTTACATCCCTTTGTTTGAACCTATCAGATTCTTCCCTTGCGTCAATAGTCATTTGAGTTTTAGTCAAGGACGTATCCGCTCTTAGTTCAGCTAACTCTTCATTTTGTTCAAGTTTCTGACCTTGAGTATGTTGGTTCATCATTGTTTTCATACGGTCTAAGTCAATCTTCTCTTGACCTTCTTGAACTTTTCTCGCATCGTCCATTGCTTTAAGATCTAATTCTCTTGCTCTTAATTTAGCAATAGGGTCATTACCGAATTCACCCATAATTTTTCTCTCCTCTTTAAGGAACTCATCCATCATTCCAGCTTCAAGTTTAGATTTTCTTGCTTCTACCTTAATACTGAACTGTTGTAGAACTTGTTGTAGTTGTGGGTTCTGTTGAACGGCAGCAGGGTTTTGTTGTATTTGTTGGAATCTAACAAACTCTTCTCTGAATTCTAATTCCACTTGTTCCTGAGCCATTAAGTTAATATGTTCAAAAATATTCTTTTCCAACGCACCAAGGATCATGGGATTGTTTCTAGCCATGTTCGTTCCCATAAATGCTAAGTGACAATCAATATGAGCTCTATGGTCTTGTTTTGGAAATGCTTGAAAAGGCTTACCCGCTAATGCCATCATATTTTCGGTTACAGGATCTGTAGGTGTTGGTGGCTGTGGAGGGGGTAAAATTAGATTAATGTCTTTTACACCAATCGCTTGATACATATGTTTATACGCTTCGTATAAATTATGCATTCCAGGATTAGATTGTGCTAATTGTAATTCTGTTTGAGCAACACTGATTCTTTGCGTTTGCGAAAAGATGTTAGGATCAGCAACCGGGACAATATCAATCTTGTCATCAAAGTCTTGGACTTTAATATTTCTTTGAGCTCCGACAATATCATAAGGATATTCATCAGGTAAATAAGTTTTAAAAATATGGGCTAACAGTTTAAATTCTTGTTTCAATCCGACATAAAGTCTTTTATGAATAGCTGACATTACACGTGAACCACGCTCCAATAAAGCAACGGTTGTACCAACAGCCGCCTGTTGATTACCATCGCCGACATTCATATCTGCAATCGATGCAAATCTTTGTCCTGCAGCAACTACAACACCCATTAACTGAAGTAATGTTTGTGAAGGTTCTTTGAAAGGTAGAGGCATAAATGCATCTCTGATGTTTCCACCTGGAGCATCAACGTCTCTGAATTCTCCTGGTTGTATGGATTGTGCCTGATCTTGGACACGAATCCCTCTTTGTTTAAACCCGGCGGGTAAATTGGATAACGTACCCGCATCAAGTAATTGGCGCAGCGCAGTTGTCGCTGTACGAGAGAGGCCACCAATCATATGGATCAAACCAAAACCATAAAATCCAAGTCCTGGAAGAAATTTGAAATGGACAAAATACTGGATTTTTAGTTTTAGTGGATCGTCTGCTTTGAAGTTTCTTTTAATCGATAATACTTTTCTTGAACCTTCATCGATGGTTACAATGTAAGGTAATTTAATTCCTGTTGTATCTCCTGTTTCATCCTTATCTTCAAATCCTTCTAAATCAAGATTAACATGACATTCAACAAGTCTGAATACATCTTCGTTTCTACCTGTTCTACGAATTCCTTCTAATTCTCTTTCCTTTTTTTCAACAGGCGTTTCTGTGTCGTAGCCTGGTTTAATATCAATATCTAAATAGAAACCTGAAAGCTGTTGCTTTCTTAAATCATTTTCTGACATCTTCACCGTATGCATCACTGCCTCTGCATCTTCTAAACTTGTCGCTGTGTAAGGTACGATTAAATCGTCCGCAGGGACAAACTTAGACACGGCTCTGCTTAAAAGTTCATCGTAATAAACTTTTTTAAAAGCAGAGCCAGCGAGAGGGAGGTAAAAGAGCATTTGATCAAAATCAGGTTCGTACTCTGACATCTTGTCCATCAATTGATAATTCATAAAATCTCTAACCCGAGTTGCTTGTTCCTGTTTCTGTTGGTTAATCGCTCCAAGAATCTGAGTTCTTACAGGACCATCTGCGGGTAATAATTCTTTGTACGCCCCTGCCTGAAACTGGGTTACAGCTTCAGCGAGGACAGGATGCGTAGCGCCCGAAGCCCCTTCAAAAGGTTGCGACGGGTTAGTGTATTTGAAACCTAAAAGATCTAGACCTTTGGTGTAGGTTTGTTCCCACTCCGATCTAGAATTTTTATATTCAGTATAATCTCCAAAGAGATCGCCGCCGATTTTATCTAAAATATCGTCGGGTAATAATTCTGCTAAATTTGTGTAATGGTCTTCCGTACCTGCCTGGTTCACGGCTCCTGGTTCAAAGTTAATATCAACCGAACCATCTTCCTGTTCTGTAACTTCAGGTTCCCCGGGCTGCGATTCTTTAATCGTTTCTTGCGCTTCTATAATTTCTTCTTCAGGGGGTAAAGTTACCGTCTGTTCGACATTAGGCAACGCCTTGTCGATATTATCTTGATCTGCCATTTATTTCTCCAGTTTCACTACTTTAACTTGTTTATAGGAAACATTCAAGCCTTGAGGATCAGGTCCTCTTTTAGGCGGTACTGTTCTTGTTAATCGTACTGTTCCTCCTTGCTTGTAATCTCTTTCCCAACGCTTAGCAATTTCAGGAAGGTTCTTGTGCATATAGCGTCTTTGCTTTTCTGATTTAAAAGGCATTATCCGTAATATACCCTTGATCCCTTAATCACAACTTCTTTAGGGTCTTCTGGGTGTCTCAAGAATCCTCCTTGTCTTAATCTCATTACTGCTTGTGTCATAGAATCCACATAGTCATCATGGTCGCCATTCGGGAATGCTGCGCATTCTTCAATCACTTCCTGTGCATACTGTTTATGCATCGGTGCCCACACTCTACCACTTTCGAAAAAAGGTGCAACCGAATTTACTCTAACGTGTTTATCGTTCCCTCTAGAGGGTGTGAAATTGACAACTGGAATTTGCATATGGCGAAGTTCGTGTGTTAACGGTATTCCTGAAGCTTTCGCCTCGATTAAGACCATATCAGGTCGCCAGAACAAATAGGATTCATGGGCTGCTCTTCGAAGCTCAGGGAACTCGAACCGGTCTTTCTCAGCATCTAATAGTATTACATGGATCCCGTTGTCATCATCGCGGAACACGCCCCAGGTGGTAATAGCCGAAAAGTCGGCAGATTCTTTTTTCAAAAACGCTGTATCATAAGATTGAATAATATAATCCACTTTAGGGGGATTTTCGTTTGGCCAGTCTCGCCACCACTCCCTTTTAATAATAGCCCCTTCATCTGCTGTCGGTTGCTGCATAAACTGAGCATTCCATTTCTTAACAGGTAAAGATGCTTTTTGAGTTTCTAATTCATCAAGGCTCCAATACTCTGGCCATACAGGTTTTCCATTTGGTAGGATTGCAGGGAACTCAATCACTTCCCAATGATCTCCTTTAACATCTCCTTGGGCCTTGAGTAATTGTCCAGTTAAATCTTTTGTAGACCAACGGGTCATTACAATTACAATGGAACCCCCTGGTTGAAGTCTTTGTCTTGGTCCTGAAGTATACCAATCATAAGCTTTATCAAAACCATCCTTACTAAGTGCATCTTGTTCCTTATGGGGATCATCAATGATTAATAGATCAGCACCCCGTCCAGTGATCGCTCCGCCTGTACCCGCTGCAAAGTATTCACCTCCTTGGGCAGTTTCCCAACGCCCTGCGGCTTTGGAATCTTCCTGGAGCCTGGTTTTAAATACTTCTTGATAGGCTTGTGTATCAATTACATTCTTAGCTTTACGACCGAATCTTACAGCAAGTTCTGCTGTGTGGGTCGTTTGAATAATTTTTAATTGTGGGTTCTTGCCGATCATCCAAGCAGGTAAATAGTTAGAAGCAAATTCAGATTTGGTATGCCTTGGAGGCATATTGACAATAAGTCTTTTAATCTCGCCCCTAGCTAATTTATTAAATTTGTCTGCTATGACTTTGTGATGGTACCCTTCTATAAATTCAGGCCACATGTATTTTATAAACGCCAAGAAGTCATTTTGGACCAGGGACTCCTTTTCTCTTTGTTTAATCTTTAGTGCCGCTAGTAGGTATTCTCTTTCATTATCCGGACTCTCAAAATTTTTTATAATATTTTTTGGAGTTTTCTTTGAATTTTTTATAATATTTTTCTTGGTTTTATTCATAAATGAATCAGGATTTTTGCGTGTCTGACTGTATAAATCCTTGACTTTAGTCTTAAGTTTAGGATCCCTTTTTATGTTTAAGGTATTTAAGATTATTAATCAATAGTATTTTATACTATCCTTGGTACCTCTATTAAAGGACTAAAGACTCTAATATATTATATATACAGTATAGCTAAAGCTATACTCTATGTAGTGTGAAATTTTCAGGCAAAAAAAATCAGGCACAAGTATTAGTTGTGCCTGAAATTT